CATAGTGGAGGAACTGGCGTTTATCATTGATTATTATGATGATTTGGATTCGCTATATGATAGTGAAAAGCTATTGGCTGAACTTATAGCGGAGGAAGAAAGAATGCCAGGAATAGCATTTGGAAGTTTTAACGATATGTTGGATTCATGTTACAAGGTTGGTGTAGGTGGTAGAAAAGATAAAGCTGAAAAGATGGCACAACAAATCAGAAATAAATATATCAATTCAAGAGAGTTTTATATCTTAACAAAGGTCATATATTCACAGGAGCCAACGGTATTAATATACTTAACTCGAAAAATCCTTGGAAATATCTAATCGGGCAAACAGATTAAAGAAGGCACAAAGAAAACTGTGCCTTCTGACTCCCTACTACAAAAATAAAATAATAATTGAAAGAAGGAAATTAATAATGTTAACAGTACAAAAAGAAAAAGAGATTCTATATTTTGCTAAAAATAAGGTCAAAGAGCTTAGGAGCCTACTTGAATCGAAGGAAGTCCAAAAACAATACAAAATCAATCCAGATTGCTTGGAGTGGGATGAACATAAGGTAAATATCGATAACTACACTATGCGCTATAGAGAGATTAGTTCGGACATTATAACGATCCCCATTAAGGATAGCGTGAAAAATCTACATAAAATAAAGATGGCAGTTGAAGAAATTTCTAGAGAACATAGGTGTTCATTGTACGTGCAGGATGCCTATGAATGGGATGGCGAAGTAGATACTGATTGTTTTCTAAGACTCAGCAGTCCCTCCATAAATAGAAATCTACAGGTGTTGAGACTGATGGCCTATCAAGAGTCAGAAAAAATAAACTCTCTGATGTTTAAAGTAAATAATGCCAAGGAAAAGTCATTGTTGGCGCACTTTCAAAATATCCAAGAATTACTCAGATTAGGTGTTGATGTCCTTGTAAATCTATCCTATAAAAAGGAAAATGTAGTTGGAAGGGTCAAGAGAATGGATGGCGAGGATATTGAATTATTGGTCCAATGTCAGCCAGAGTTAGTGACGATTTCTACTATTCAATTGAAAGATCCTTGGATTATCAATTCGGTAGAAGGTGAAACTCCTGTGAATTGGATGTTTAGTAATAGGAGCAAAAAAAATACGCTTACTAAGGAAATGGATAAATTTATGGACTCTGTGGGTTGGTAGAACGGTTAATATCGAGCTAGGTTAAGAGCAAATAGTAAGGGTGGTTAAATATATCACCCTTACTATTCAAAACGCTTAGAAGGGCAATAATTAAGCGTTTTCTACACAAATAGAGAAAAACAATTAAAGAGAGAAGGAAAATAATAAATGTTTGAGAATGTTTACGACTTTCGTCTACAGCAGAAAAGGCATGAGGGAGCCATTGCAGCGCAGTATAAAGATTACAGCAGATATGGGTTCAGATTCGATGCTGGAGCGTTGCAAGAAGATGATACTGAGATAATTTTAGTGCTACTGAGCACGTGCCAAACGATTCCATGGATAGTCGTTCAAAGTCAAATTGAGGCAGCTATTCAACATAATCAATTGAAGGAATGGATTATTGAGGATGTTCTAATGGAGGCCAATGAGTTGTTTTTTGATAACCATTCAATTGTTAAGACCATGAAAAATATTTACAGAATTGATGAAAGCTTATTGGTAGATTCTTTCGAAGAAATATTAAGTAAGGTTAATTACTAAAATATGCAGGGGGCATGGCAGCAAAAGGTCTGTCATGCCCATCAAAAAGGAGGAAGAGGAATGACAGATCAAGAGCTGCTTGAAGTATCGTGGAATCGTTCCCTCATGCAGGAGTATCTTAATTGGGTCAATTATAACGGACGATATATCACAGCGTTTTCTTCAATCGTATTAAACGAGTTCATCAGAAAACGCTGCTATACATTAAAGGAATACGATTTGTTAGCTCAAGAATTGGGATTATAGAATGAGAATAAGTTCGCAAGAATGAAGGAAGGAAAAAATTTGAATGGTTTGAAATATTTATGCTTCATCAGAGAAATCAAAAGTAATTCACTGGCGAAAGAATTAGGTGTTTCTCCTGGTAACTTTGCCGATTGGTTATCCACTAGAAGACCAATTCCAGACAAGTATCTGAATCTATTATCTGAAAAATTCAATGTCAGTCCAGAATATTTGGTTTCAGAAGTAGAGCTACAAGAAGCTACTACTAAAGATGTGTCGGATATTTACGAAGCCACAGAACTTTTAATGCAAGAGATAATTATTCGCAGAGGAAGCTATTACTTTGATGGACGTGGTATTGAATTAAGTGATCTGGAGGGTCTTATCTGCAATAGGTATCTTAACAATGAGATAAGTCACGATGAACTATTGACTGTGATTAGGCAATTTAACCTCAATATACCAATTGTCTCAGATGACGTAAAGCAAAAAGACTTCATGCTAAAAAACGATATCGATTATTGCAGTTATAGCCATGTCAGACAAAACAGAGAGAAATACTACAGTATCCTCAGTGAAGAATTCAAATTTGAGAATATTTTCGAATTTTATGATGATGACGAATTAATTCTCCAGAAAAAGATGTGCATTGAAGAAAATGAGATCGTTATTGCTCCCCAGTATGGGGATGAAGATTTGCATACGGTGGTATATATTAATGAAAAATTAGTAGGATGCTATTATTATCGAGACATGTTTAATGACTATAGTAGTAATTGTAAATTCGACTGGAAAATGTTCAACGATGACATAAGTAAACTATTTGAATTTGAAAACCTAGACAAGAAACAATGCTTAAGAATGTGTAAGGCGTACAAAAAAGCAGTTATTAACCATCTTGCAACTATAAAGAAACAGAAGGAGGAACGTAGGAAGGAGCGAGAGAGAGAACAACATCATCAAGAGCAGGAGAAGAAGGAAGAGCAAGAAAGGCAATATCGCCAGTATCAGCAATATCAGAAAACTTATAGTAGTTCAGGTTTTGGCTTATCATCTCATCTAAGCTACTCCGAAGAGCAGAAGAAGGTTATGAAAAAGATGTTTAAATTTGCAACTCAAAAAATGCACCCAGATGCTGGTGGCAGTGAAGCAGAAATGAAAGTGCTAGTTGGACTAAAAGAGGAATGGGGAATTTAAAGGGTGTTTTAAACGCAAGAAATGATGCATTAGAGTCCGTACGATATAGAAATAATTAATTTGGAGGAAAAAGAAATGAACAATTTAAAATGGAATTTATCTTATGTTGGAGAAATGTCAGATAAAGGACGAAATTATAAGATTGTAGAAAATACAACGAATGGAACCATTAATCTATTTTTTATTGATAAAGATAAAGTAAGTTGTTGGAAATTAACTAAATCAAAAGTAAAAAAGACTATCGGTAAAGATATGCTAACCAAAACCAAAAATTATTGGAATAGAATGTTAGAAGGTAATATTTCCGAAATTGAGGAACCTTTGGTTTGCGATCATTATCCTATGGATTTTTGGTACAAAGTAGTGATGCCTATAAGCAAGCATGTTGGTATCGGTTTTCAATTTGAATTTCAACAGGGATAAATGAACCCAAGTATAATTTTAAAAAATAAAATTAATAGAAAAGCGGAGGAGAATAATAATGAAGATAGATAGTAAATTGTTTGAGGTGTTAACTCTAAAATTAGGTCAAAAGAATATAAAAGTAAAATTTAAAATAAATTCAAATGTTTTTAGAGAACGCAGACCGTTAAATGTGGATTGTCAAAAGCTAAAGAAAGATATTATCAAGATCACGTTAACTGAAAAAGAAATCCGAAAGCAAAAAACTTTGGTAAAAGAAGGCGAAGTAATTCGCATAATACAACATCTTCACAAAGCACTTCTCACCCTAGGAAGATTTACGTTCTTATCAAAGCTACTTATCGTAGACGCAAATGCTCATACCAAATACCTTAAGACGCAGGGAATTCTAAAGGTGAACGGTAACAGATTTAAAAGACTCCTGAGTAGTTCTGGAAATATTAGAAACAATAAAATAATTTTCATCAAAGAAGAGTTATTTAATAAGGTGAATGATATCTTACTTTGTGGAATGCCTATAGATATGGATCATAATGCCTTTTCTAAGTTTAATAGTTATTATGCACTCGCAAATACAGATTCAACACCTGTTACTATGCCTAAGATCGTTGTGATAAAGGATTATTCAAAAGATCTTACAGAGATATTTGATGTGGTCACGGAGAAATTCATTAAAGGGCAAGAGAAAATCCATAAAAAGACTCTCAAAGTTATTAAGGATAAGGAGACTGGTGAACCTAAAAAAGAAGACGATAGAACAGAATATAGTGTTGAAACTAAGGAGCATACTGAAAATGTAAAGCCTTTCGACGGTGGCGGCCTTGTAGATATCAACCTTGTACTCAGATGGGTGAAAGATTTAAATCTAGACTATGTACCTGCGGCGTTTCAGTTTAGAGCTATCCCAGGACTTAAGGGCAATCTTTACACTTTTGATATTGTTAAATTTGCAGAGGAACATAAAAAAACATCTATTACAGATGCTTGGGGAGTAGAAAGAAAATTATTAAATGATGATGGCAGCGTTGCAATTGATTGTATTTTAACGGTCAGCCAGTTCAAATTTTTTGATAGTTATACAGAACTATTTGGAAAGGATAATGCCTTTAATGTATGGCTTAAAGCTTTCAATACTGTCACACACGGGTACAGAAGAACCTTCAATATATCAAAATATAGTGTAGACAATCAAAAACTTAAGGATAGAGTATTACTAAGTTACCAACCACTACAAAGCTTAAATCTTGATCTAAACCAAATTAAAGTTCTTTGTAAGGATACTGTTAAAACAATCAGAGATATTAGCACTGATGTAGACAAATTCTTAAAGTACAGAGGTTTGATAAACGATGAGGATGATTCAGTATTAGTCCCCGAATATTACAAGGCTCTTAGGGAAAACAGAGACTTATTTAATGATTCGTTTATTCAGGAGAAGGTACGAGAGGATATAAATGGATTTAAAGAGCGAACTTTAAAGGGAGCTGTCAGTGTTTTTGGAAATTACCAAACATTGATTTGCGATATCGTAGGACTTGCGGAACATGCCTTTGGATTACCAGTAAAGGGATGCTTAGAGAAGGATGAAGTGTATAGTAAATACTGGCTCGATAGAAAACAAAATCAGATCAGTATTATCAGATTCCCCCATGTTGCACAGGAGCATCATATTGCAAATGTTGTTGATCCAGAATGTAACTACCTAAAATACATGAGTGAAGGCATAGTCACTTCGATGTATGACACTTTAGCATTAAAATTAAACTCAGCAGACTATGATGGAGACCATATTTTGACAAATTCCTCAAGAGTTATCATTAATCATATTAATGATAATAAATCAAATACAATTGCTTTCATTGAAGACCAAGAAAAAGTAGACAAAGAAAAACAACCACATAAAATTAATGATATGGATGAAATAATCAAAACAGATGTCCGTGGCATGGGCAACAACATAGGTCGAGTAATTAATGAGATAAGTAAGCTTTGGTCAATTGAACAGACAGAATTAGTAAGTGACTACATAAAAATAATGTCCGTGATTGGGAGCCTTACAATAGATTTTGTCAAAACAGGCATCAAAGCAAAGATCCCCACTGAAATCAGTAATTATATTAGAGATAATGAGATCAAGAAGCCAATATTCATGAAAGTCATCGATAAGAAGAAGGCAAAAGAAGAGAAAAAACTTAAAAAGACTTGTAGGTTATTAGGGGAAGATGAAATGGAATTATTTTCTGATGTGGATTGTACTATGAATAGACTCTATCATCATATGCGGAAAGAAATAAAGGGTATTGAGTTTGTGGCATCTACTGCTCCGATAGATATTTCTAAAATGATGGATGATGTAAAAAGAAACATAAATAATGCTACATACCCTGATATTGTTAAAAAACTAAAATCTCTCAAAGCAGATAGTGATTGTATTGCAAAAACTAATGTTTATGATGCTAACGGTGACTGCAACAAGGATAAGAAGATGGAGCAAAGTTATAGTTATAGAATATTTTATAGCTATTGCATGACTGAACTATTACAAATTTGCAACGACAAAAATAAACTTATTGATTACTTGGTTTATGCTTTTTATGTAGATAAGAACTTTGGGTTACATAACCCAGATAAATCAATCCTATGGAACTTGTTCGGCAAGGCGTTAAACAAAAGATTAAAAGGTAAAGAGACAAAATTTAAAGAGGAAGATGTAGAGATAATTAACGCCAGGGTTGCCAAACTGAAGGGCAAGATGGATAAAATTAGGAAAAGTAGTAAAGAAGCATATATAAAAATGTTTGAAGTAGAGAAACCAGATGAACTCAAGAAAGTGACCTTCTACGCTAGTGAACTAGATTTTATTAAAGACAATGTAAAGGGGTCAGGCGAAAGAGACTTGGCAATCTCATTACTGATTATAGATAAATTTTGTAAAGCGTATGGGGAGGATTTTGTAATCTATGATGGTAAACGAAATGCATTGAATAAGAATCAGATCAGAAAAATATCAGGCATAAATGATAGAGATTTCGAAGCACATATGAAGGCTTTGGTCAAAAATGAAGTCATAAAGTTAGAAAACGTTATAAAAGGTCGTGTGGAGTTAAAGTGTAGGATATTAAATTCAGTAGCACCTACAGGCAAAAAGAAGACAATTACAAGCTATAATGCAATAAGAGATGTAAAAAGATTAATTAAATGGTAACAAAATATTAACCTCAAATAAATTGATAGAGCAATACCCTTAAAAGTAAAGCTATAAAGCACTTTTAAGGGTATTGTGCAAATCTTAATATAGGAAGAGAATCAATTATTGTAAATTTTACTACAAGTAAATTATATAAATAAACGAGGTGATAAATGTAATGTTAAGTAATGATAGAGTGAGAAAAGATCTGATTAACTATTTAAAGGAATTTGGAGTCAAAAATAAGTTTATTGCCAAAAAAGTTGATTTATCTGATGTCACTATTTCTTTGTTTTTGAGTAGTCAAAGAGATATAGCCCAAGATAAGTTGGAAAAGATCGATAGGCTAATCAATGGTAATCATATTTTTTTAAGTAAAAATTAAATAGTCAGATACAATTACAATAACATAAAGTAAGTATTACGTCAATAAGGCGTTTGGTCGATACGTCATATACAACAAGAAATAATTATTCTAAAAGGAGTTTCAAAATACATTGCAGCGAGTAAATAAACAGGAAATGGAATGGCTCATCAAACAGGGCTATCTGAAGCCAGTTCAGGGTAACATTATGGATCTGGTCGTCACAAATAGAGGAAGAAAAAAGGCGAATAAACGGAGATATATTCCAGACAATATAGCAAGACATCTCACAAAGATGAAAGACTACAAAACAAAATAAAGATGATAAGGGGAGTTTATAAATGCAAACAAAACAATATTCTGAGGAAGAACTATTTGGGATAAATCTTGAAGAAAATTACGAATGCTTCACCTTTACCCATGAGGATGGCAGTACCATATACCTCTATGATCGAATACGAGAAACGCATTAACTCAGGTTATTCGTCCAACCTTCAGTAAGTTGAGTTGGATATTAACATATTTTCTAGTCCTAATTTATTTCAACTCATTAGGCAGCCGTCCGCACCACGTGTCGTCAGGTCGATACCCGCCTCTTTAAATGGGACAGGTGCTATCCATGATGAGAATGTCATGGCGAAGGCACACCGACCAGCGTTAGTCATAGTGCCGGATTCTTTTTAATAACCATCCATCTAGCCAGTGGATTGTTTATATTATCATTATTTATTTAATCCTTTGAAGAGTGCTTGAGTTTCAGGCACTCTCTCCTATTCAATTATTCAACAAAAGAAAGGATGAACCTATTGAAAAACGATGTGAAATTAATATTCACAGCAAAATTAGCCAGACATTTATTAAAACAAGGATATCAAATCATAGATATTAAACCCAATAAGGATAATTCGGATAGAACAGTTTTTATATTTATTGATTGTGACGGACTAAAGGAATCAATCAAAGAGTTCTCAACAATAGCCTAATTTGATAAGGCAAACACAAAAGAAAGGGGGTGATGAACTACTTGACCAATGTAGTAGAAGATGAAGTTTTAGATGATTCTTTGAGAGTTACTTTAAGCGTTGACACTAAGGAATTCACAAAGAAACCCGATGAAGATGCAACTTGGAGAATAAGCAAGAGGATTGCATCATATCCATGTTACGATAAAATAGAAAAACTTCCGCATGTAGTAGGAGATCTTGGAGTTAGTTGGTGTCCTGGTGCATTCAGCGAAGGCCATAGAAGAATTGTTAATTTCAAAAGTCAACAGATATTTGGATTGGATTTCGATACTGGAATAACGTGGGAAGAAGTACAAAGCAGAGCGGTTAAATATAGACTACCTATTGTATTTGCTTACGAGACATTCTCAAGTATTAATAGAAGTAAATTCAGAGTGGTTTTGTGTAATGATATTGAAATTACTGATGCAAAATTAGCAAAAGTAATACAGATTGCTCTAATGGAGATATTTCCCGAATGTGATCCATCCTGTAAAGATTGTTCTCGTTTATTCTTTGGCGGTAAAGGAATCATATTTACTAATGAAAATGTTAATACTGCTACATTCAATATAAGTGATCTGATGTTAGCTTTAGTAGAGTATTATCGAGATAGAGATAAGATAAATTATTTGAGATTGGTAGAATCATATGCTCAAAAAGTAGGTATTGAGCTTAAAAATGGTTATCCAAGAGTAGAAATAATAAATGAGTGTTCAAAAAGTGAAATCTCAGGGGCAACTCCTATTATTATATTAAAGGTGTTGCCCCCCAAATTTCACTTTTTGAAAGAAGAAGAAAAATTATATTATGCAATTTATTTGACAGAAAAAATAAAGAAGACTAAAACTGTAAAGACAAAAGAGGGAAAAGAACAAGTTGTTGTTTATGAAGTTATTAATACTAAAACTGGTAAGAGAGATCTACTAAGGAACTTTGACTTCAGTGAGCTAATGAATAGTTGTAAATTATTTAGTGAGTTTGCTAGAGGAGAAAGATGGTGTTATCATAATGAGCTTTTTGGGATGGCCACTAATTTATGTCAAATAAAAGGTGGAGGAGACGCTTTCATTAGGGTAATATCAAATGAATTCAATGAAAAATATGAAAGTTATACAGATAGAGATTGGGGATATTATGTAAATTATATCCAGAAACAAGATTACATACCCCAACAGTGCATTAATTTCTGCCCCTATGCCAATGAGTGCAATCATGCTAAAAATATGATACTGACAGCTAAAACAAAAAGGAACACAATTGTTGAATTATCTAATAAAACTAAGTATGTGTCTCTATCAGAAGCTGAAAAGGATTTGCAGGATACATTCGAAAAATGCCAATCAAACATGGACAATAAAATACATGTAATTAAGAGCCAAACAGGCGCTGGCAAATCTTACACTTACATAAATTACCTTAAAAAAGCGGTTAGACCATGTATTGTACCTGTTCCTACAAATAAACTAAAAGAAGAAATATATGATAAATGCATCGAAAAAGGTATAAACGTAATGAAAACACCTACTCTTCCGTCAGACATACCAGATGATATAAAGCAAGAGATCGAGCGATTATACTCTATAGGTACTGCTTTGATGGCAGGAAAATATATCAGAACAGTTGCCGAGGGAAAGGGTCTTACAAAACTGATTGAATATATTAATCAAATGGAATTAGTTAATAAATACCCAGGACATATAATAACAACTCACTCAAGACTTTTATATTTCAATGATGAGCAAATCCAGAACCACGACATAATAATCGATGAGGATATTATAAAGACGCTACTACAGGTTAAAATAGTAAGTGTTAAGGATCTGCTGAAAATCAGTAAATTAAAGTACATATCTTGGGTTGATAAAAATGAAGTGGATAATAAATTCAATGAAATATTTTCCAAAAATGACTACCAGACATTAATTAAGACAAAACCAATTTCTCTAGAAAACATGGAAAACTTTGAAACGCAAATTGCCATGCATGGTAGTGAAATTAATAGTAATGTAGTGGGTTTTTTAAAGTGTATAGTAGCTTATCGATATAATCCAGACAAGGAAAAAATGGGGATTAAGGGTTTTTCCAGCGATAGTGATATGATTCGATATCTTATAAAAATGAATCTACCAGATAAAAAAATTATTATCTTGAGTGCTACAGCAGATGAAAGTGTCTATAAGAGAATGTTTGGCGACAAGGTGGTATTTCATTATTGCAAACAGGCTAAATATAAAGGAAAACTAATTCAGTACCCACAGAAAAGTTATAGTCGGGATTGTCTGAAAAATGATAAGGAATCATTCAATAAAATAAAGGAAATAGTCGGTGATATACCAATGATTACTTTTAAGGCTTATAAGCTCAATGAAAATGATTTGAACTATGGGAACACTGAAGGACATAATTGCTACGAGGGGAAAGATATATCGGTTGTCGGAACACCGCACTTAAATGAGATAGTATATAAAATATTTTCTCTAGGTCTTAATATTGACATAACGAACGATGAGATGAAATATCAGGAAATTGAGCGAAACAATTTCAAATTCTGGTTTATGACTTATGTTGATGAAAATCTAAGAGACATACAACTATGGTTAATAGAAAGTGAATTGGAGCAAGCCGTGGGCAGAGCAAGGTTGTTGAGGAATGACTGCTCTGTTTTTTTGTTCAGCAATTATCCGATAGAACAGGCTGAGTTTATGTATTTATGATAAAACAAGGGAGTGGCTGAGTGCTGTTCCCATTTAATTCTCAAAATATAAACAAGATGAAAGAGGTAATAAATATGCAAAAATTCAATAATTATTTAATTCAAGGTTCATACACAATTTCATTTTCTGGAGATAAAGCATTATTAGTTGGTGATGAATGCAAGGAGGCTGAATTTTCTAGCACAGTTACTTTAATGGAATTTTTAGCCAATGAGGGCTGTATTGGAGTCTATAAACAGGATGGTTATATCAAGGTGAGATTTAAGAAAGATATGAATGATTATAAATAAAAAATAGTAATTTGGCACTCAGTGATTGGGTGCCTTTTTTATATCTAAAAGCAGATAGTCGGAAAAGGTTTATCTGGAAAAAATGGAAGCGAGTAGTGAGAATAATGACAAATAGTAAAAATCGTGTAACTGGTATTTATGCCTGGGTTGTGAAAGGAGTTGTGAGATATGTAGGATCTAGTAAGGACATTTACAATTCTAGGAAATCGAATCACCTGTCTAGACTCCGTAATGGTACACATATTCCACAATTACAACAACTTTTTGATGAATTCGGTCAAAATGCATTTGAGTTTGTAGAACTTGAAAGATGTTTGGTCAGAGAATTAAATGAAAGAGAAGACCATTATAAGGATGTTTTTAAAGATACAATTTTCAATTTAAATGATATTAACAATTACAAAAAGGATATTAAAACTGGATTAAGAGCTAAAAACTTTAAAGACAAATTGAGTGAAGTAAATAGTGGGACTGGAAATCCAATGTGTAAGACCGAAACGACTACTATTGTCCAAATAAAAGTAGCTTTAAGAGATGGAAAAATGACAAATAAACAAATTAGTGATTTGTTTGGTAAAAGTCCCAGTATGATTAGTTCAATAAAAAATAATAAACGTTGGGCAAAGCTTGAAATTCCTTTAGATTATCAAGTAGATAACAAATTGCATAATAATGAAGTTGTTTCGGAAGAGATAGAACACACGAAAAATACAGAAAAAATAAAATTAGACGAAAGTTTAGTTCTTTGTCAGGCTTAATGTGTTTATTCATGCATTCTTCACATAAAGTCCATAAAAAGGTTGTTGTAATTATGGTTAAGGAGGGGGGTTACATGGTGTAAGGTTAATGGAACAATTGGAGAAAAATGGTTCAGTTTATGAGGGCGCAAATTCCCTTGAAGATTTAATAATTTGTAAAAATACGAAGGAGGATTAATTAAATGGATTTTACAGAAGAACAACAAATTTTTATTGATACACAAATGGCAGAAGCAAAAGGGAAATGGGTGGCTGAGGAATTGGTGCCATTACAAACAGAAATACAATCCTTGAAGCCAATTGTCAAATCAGACAAGGAAATAGCAATAGAAGCTAAGGAATTAGAATTGTGGAACAAGGAGAAAACCCTCCATATTAAGGAGAAAGGTCTATCTGATTTTGCTGAATTCTTTAATGGTAATTCCATCGAAGATTTAGATATAGGTATCTCGAAATTCAATTCCATTATGGAAGCAAAGAAACTTAATAATTCCTATATCCCTGAAGGCCATAAACAAACAGATGCTTATGCCCAGGCAGAGAAAAAGGGCGACACTCAATCCATGATAGGCAATAAGTTGTCTAAATTATTCAAGTAATAGTAATAAAACAAAAAAAGAAAGAAGGAATTAATAATGATTAACACAACTTCATTTACAGCATTGGAAAATATCAACTTAACCAAGGAGATTACTTTAATTTCCCCACAAGATACTCCGTTAACCAGTCTTATTTTAGGTAAGGGTTTTGAAGCAACAGGTGCTAAGATCGTTACTTGGCGCGAAAAGGCATTAGACGCTACTGCGGATATTAGCCAAGTGGAGGGCAGCGAGACGACTGTATTTACTCAATCAGTACGTGCAGAGAAAAACAATGTTTGTGAAATCTTTAAAAAGGCAGTTAGTATCTCAGGCACAGTTGAAGCAAGTGTAATTACAGGGGTTGCTAATCTCTTTGCTGAGGAAATCAATGATCGCTTGGTTGAAATGAAAATCAATATTGAGAAGTCCTTAATCAATGGAGTCAGAAAAGATGGTTCCCTTACGCCTTTTGTTCGCAAAATGGATGGCTTGCTTTCCTTTGCAACAGTGGAGAATTCTGTTTCAAATGCTACTGTTACAGAAGCCAAAATTAAGGAAACTCTTAGCAAATTATGGGAAAGCGGACTCTCTACAGGTCAGTATGTTGGTATGGTGAATTCCGCACTAAAAGAGGAGATTGATGCTTTGTATGATGGAAAGTATTCCTATATCGCTCAGGAATCTCTTTTTGGTTTGATCGTTTCCAGTATCCAAACTAATTATGGTACGCTCAAACTGATCTTGAACAGACACATGCCGGTTGATAAAATTGCTATGTTTGACCCTTCTTTCCTCAAAATTGCCTATCTAAGACAGCCAGAGTTCGCTATGTTAGCAAAAACTGGTGACAGTATCAATGGTCATATTGTGAGTGAATTGACTCTCAAGATGTTGAATCAAAAAGCTCTTGCAGTTTTTACAAAGGCAGAAATTTAAGGTAAATAAGAGGAGGGTGGTGGAATTCCATCCTCCTCTTATTATCATCGTGTACCTTCGATAAAAGTAGCTTAATTCAAGGTTATCTTCATAATAAAAGGGTAATAATTCTCTCTTTTTAATGTAGTCGCCATTCCTTCGATAGAATGTGGCAATTGCAAGGATAATAGAGGATTATTACCCTTTTTTATTAAACTTATTAAAAGGAATTGATTGAAATGCTTATTACAAGGGAGTTTAGCGATAGACAGGCATTCGCTATCGAAAGAAAATATAAGAACATAAAATTAAAAGAAATTGCTTTAGTGCTTGGATGTAGCGTTCCTCTGCTCTCACTTTATGAGAATGGTAGGGCGAACATGAATGACTATTTTGTGAAAAAATACAAACAAATCATAAACAATAAATAGTAATTTAAAAAAGCCAATAATCAGAGATTAAGTATCAATAAATCTTTGTAATAATATTAAAAAATATATAGGAGGAGGATGATCACAAATGACGCTTGACGAAACCTTAGCCAGGACAAATCTTAAATATAAACGCTACTTTAGATGGAAATTTAAACTTAGCACTAGAGGTAGAGAGTTTAATGACCGAACGTTAGAAAGTTTGATGAAGACAGATCAAATCAGATCAAAAGCAACATATGAAGCATGGGAAAAGACTGCCGAGTATCAGCACCTAGTAAATTTATACATAATGAGTCAGGCAGCCAACGATTTGATAGAAATTTACAATGTAGTTTGCGATAAGGCGAAAAAAGGTGATGGCAAGGCAGTTGATACGGTTTTGAAATTACAAAAGGCAATCCAAACAAGCATAAAGCAGAATTCGCAGCAAGATGGGAAATTGGTTGAAGATGAAGATGATGATCTTGAATTATGAGCATGAAACCGGAAACAAAGATAATAAAGATAAATGCTGATTTCTTTCTATGGGCTAAGAACTTCATTAAAATCATCGACAACAATGGAGATTTGGTTAAGTTTGTTCCAAATGAACAACAAATAGAATTCTTTAATGACATGGATAAGTTCAATATTATAGCAAAATCAAGGCAATTGGGATTCAGTACCCTGATGATGATTTATTGTCTTTGGCTTGTTTGTACCAGACCGAACACTAATACTATGATGGTGAGTTACAATGTTGAGAGTACACAGGCATTATTTGAAAAATTAAAGATGATTTATGCAGAAATTCCAGACAAATATAAACCTAAAGAAAAGCGTTCAAATAGAATGGAATTATTCTTGGAGAATGGTTCTAAGGTTATGGTTAAGACAGCAGGTACTAAGAGTTTAGGTCGAGGTATGAATTTACAATATGTTCATTTGTCGGAGTTTGCTTTCTATCCTGATGATCAACAAAAGGATTCATTGGTTAGTTTGGAACAGGCTTTGGCGAAGAATATGGACAGTAAAATAGTTCTGGAAACAACTTCTAACGGATATAATCACTATCAAAAATTATTTACTAAGTCATATAAAAACAAAGAATCAAGGTATAAAGCGTTTTTTTATCCGTGGACATCGAGCGCAACTATAAGCCAGTTTAAGCATGAGTTGAACATAGCAGAGGATTGGTTCAAGGCCAATAATCATAATCATAGACTTACACCAGAAGGATTAGAGAAAGACGAATTGCCTTTATATAATGCAAAAGTTAGTTTGAAGATGATTATGTGGCGAAGGTGGAAATTACAAGATATGGCATTGGAGGATTTCCAGCAAGAGTTCCCCTTTACACCAGAAGAGTCCTTCCGAGCCACCAGTCGATCAATATTTAATGAACAGGCAATCAATAATAGGGTAATGAATCTATTACCTCCACTGAAGAAAGATGAATTAAATACAGTTCTCCCTGATTCCCTTGCATCTTACTATGGCAAGGGTTTTTATATGTTCAAAAATATTAAGCCAGGACAGAGATATTATGCGGGTGTAGATACTGCATCGGGCAACGGAGGTGATAACTCCACCTGTTCAATATTTGATTCAGAGGGTGAACAAGTCACTGTATTTATGGACAATAAAATCCCAATCTATAAGTTCGCTGATATTGTTTATGACATTGGGATGCTCTTTAATTATGCTTTTCTTGTGGTTGAGAAGAATTCTTTTGGGCAATCAGTCATTGAGAAACTAAGGAATGAAAGACAGTATTTGAACATGTACAAGATGAAGTCATTTGATGAGCGTGGTAAGAAAAAGTATATGGTCGGATGGATTACTACAGCAGTAAGTAAACCGAGATTAGTTCAAGATTTTAAAGAGCAATTTGAGAAGAATCTAATTTTGATCAATGATAATTCAACTCTTGATGAAATGAAGATTTATGTTGAGAGTGATGGTAAGACGAGTAATAAGCGTGGGGATGATTTCCATGATGATTTAGTCATTGCTAGTGCCTTGGCAGTTCAGGGGCTTAAATGCGGGAAGTGGTATCTCTAAGACAAACAATAAGTGGATCAGGTTTAGAAAGGGGAATAGGAAATGAATCTAAAAGAATATGTTGACAGATATTATGATGGCGATAGTAATTGGTTTATCAAGTTTACTAATTACTCTAATGCTCATGTAAATATCAATCATCAAAGTGGTGTGCCTTATGTATCCAGCAATCAAGAGAGAATAATGAACATCATAAACATTAAGGAGTATTTGAGTGGGCAACATGCAATATTGAATAAGAGTACAGAGATGTGGAACGGTAAAGAGTTTCATCCTCGTACAATTGTTTTGAACTATGCAAAAACGATCTTAAATTTTAGTACCTCATATTTGTTGAAGAACCCAGTGACTATATCAGGGGATGAAGCCAGTGTGCCGATCATGAAGGATGTTTACAAGAAAGGTCATTACAATAAGATTGATTGGGATATTTTAGATAAAGTCTGTAAGTATGGAAGTGTGGTTGAGTATGTATTCGTCGATAAGGATGGTAGCATACAGAGCAAATTGATTAATCCGGAAGATTCTTATCCAGTTTACAATGACCATAATGAGTACATTGGATTTGTAGAATACTTTACCAGCATCATGAATGTGAGTTACTGGAATGTTTTTGATGAGAATAGCGTTAAGAAGTATGATGACTTTGGTGGAGATATTAGTTTAAGAGGTGAGTATTCTAATCCATCAGGGTTGCCGATCATTTATAAAAACAAGAATGAATTGGATGAGACAGCAGGTAGAAGTGATTTAGAGGACTATGTGAATCTTATCGACAATTTAGAGGACTTGATTAGCAAATATACGGACAGCATCTATAAGTTTATAAATCCTCTACCGATAATTGTAGGCCAGAAGTTAGGCATAGGTAAGAATGGAGAAGGTGGAATTAGTTCTACGCTTGTGGGGAATGGCTTGCAGTTGGATGATGGTGGAAGTTTTGATTTTGCTTCAGGGAAATTGGACTATCAATCCTTTGAAAGTGTTTGGAAGATTCTTTATTCTTCATTATTGAATATTGCCAGTGTTCCAGGGGTTGCAGTTGGAAATAGTGATGTCAGCAACCTCTCAGAAGTGAGTATTAAATTATTGTTCAGTTTGGCTGATCTGAGGGCAGGAATGAATGAGATGTACATAAGGCAGGGCATAGAACAAAGGTTTAAGGCAATAGAAACATTACTAAGGGCAAAGGGAACAGTGATAGATTCTAATGCTTTAGATGTAGTATTTGAGTATAGCAGACCAATGAATCAGAAAGATGTGATAGATAATTTAAAGACATTAAGAGAAATGAATGCTATTAGTTTGCAGAGTACAATTGAAAAGTGTCCTATGGTCTATGATGTTGCTATGGAGTTGGAAAGAATTAAGGCAGAGGGATTGAAGGCTAAGGATAATAGTAGTGCTACAGATGGTACTATTGATAATGTGAATATAGATGAGAATAAGGTTAAAGATTTAAGTGACACTACATCTAGTGGTAAGTAATTGATTTAGATACTATATATAGTGTTGACCTGAAAGTGGCATGGGAGTAGGGGATTGGGATTGATGTAATTGTTCACCAAAATCGCGCATGTTATATCATTCTCAGTTAGCGCATCTAATTGAGAGTGGATGATAATGCTAGTGGATAGCACAATACGATGCACTAGCAGACTGGTGTCAGGAAGTAGCACAAATATGTACAAGGGTGCGTCAAATTAATGGTAGGGTAGAGTAAGTTGCACAATGCAGATTCGGATGTGTCAAATCAACCCCTCCTATGCTCATATGAATATGAATGTTACACAACTGTATTATGTAACATTCGCCATAATAGGTGTATCCCTTGGTATGAGCGGGTTTGAGGGTATAAACGGAATATACTCTATTGACAATAATGCTCTAATAGATAACCATTATCATTTAGGTGGGTATATTCCACCACTGAAGGACATCAAATTTTAGTTTTAATGGGAGTATTGGGGCTGTATGGATACCCCTTTGCGACTTTTACCTTCCATAGTTAGTTCAATTTTACACGTTCAAAAAAATAATCACTTTCTCAGGATGATAAACCGAAATTCCGTGGTGTCAATAAAACATATCACTCGATTTGTTTTTTGCCTTAATGAACTTAATCCTGAATAGCTTCAACAATGCCATCTTTGAGATAGACATATCTACTAGAACTATAAACCCATTGCTCACTTACACTGTATGCAGTAGTCGTTTTGTTAACTTTAGTTGGTTTCCCCCAACGTGAATTTATTACTTCATTTGCTGTCATTCCAATCCTTGGTTCTGGTTTAGACTTATACTCCAATATCTTTTGGTCTTTAATATAAGCTTCTTCTGCATACTGCCAGTAATTCTTTAAGTCAATTTTTGCCTGTTTCCATAGTTCATTTACCGAACTTGAGTAGTTCGTAAACGATGACTGTGTTTTTTCAGCATAATACAGTGATAGTGCGGCACTTTTGGCCTTTTCTTCATCAGATTTGTTGCCATTCAACCATTCTTGGTAGTGAAATAATCCCCAAGATAAACTTATTTTTTGAACGCTGTCTTTATATGGTGGATTTAAATATTGACCTTGATTATCGTGGGATAATTCATAGAAAATATTACCTGCTTTATTATAATCACCGCTATTTAGGTAATTAATACCTGAGTTATACTTTTGTTGTTCTGGATCTATTTCTTTCTGTTTTACAGCATCGGCTTTCTGTTTTAATTGCGCTCGGTGTTCGTTGATCTCCTTTGATAGATCACCTTTGTAATTCTCTGGGATTGTACTAAAATAGTAATTCAAAACATAATCCGGTGAAGGATTTTCTTCTGATATTATTCTCAATACATCAGTATATTCAAGTAGAATGTCTGTATTTTTATACCCATTTAAATTGTAAAGAACTTCATTTGCTTCAAACCATTGTCCAACTTTGATAAAACTAATTGCAGTTGCGTAACTTTTCCCTTTGTTTACTTGGAAAACTACCCCTACTGTGACAATAACTAATAATATAACAATTCCAATTGAAACTAAAATCTTATGATTCTTTTTCATAGATACCTCCCTCAATTTTACTCCCACACACAAGTATATACCCCACCTTGGACATTCCTTTGGTGAAAACAATTACAAGGAAGTAGTAATAGGAGATGTTGCATTAATTTCATTGTTGCTAATTACAAAACTAATTTCTTTATCTGGTATCATGTGCAAGAACGCATCGTATGCTTTTGAATCAAAGAATAAAAATTTGCGTTCGCCATTATAATCGATTTCCATAATTGTTTGACGTTCATCAATAACAACATTCTCTGTCTTAATAGCTTCATTCTTTTTACGACTTCCGATAATTGCACCTGCTGGCCCTGCAATTACTTCACCTATAACTGCTCCTTTTATGGAGCTACCACCTCCACCGCCACCAGTTACCCTTGTCTCTGTTCGGATGTCTCCTTTTCTAGTAAAACTTTTAATGTTGTCCAGGGATATTTTCACTCCACCCTTACATTTTGACCCTAAATTAGAATCTACTAAGTGTAAGTTATTATCTTTTATCCATACAAAAAATCTCATTTGGCTACTAAATTCAGGGTGTCCTCGCAAATAGGAAACTTCTTTGTAATCACGGGTATTTTTAGGAAGTTCGTATTTGATTTTATTTGCTTCAGATATTTCAGATATTCTACGGTTAAATTCTTCTGTATTTTTTTCGTGTTGCTTTTGAATTTTTAAATCTTCCTGATATTGGTTGCTGTTCTTATAGCTCTTATCAAGCATTAAGCCCAAATAATACCCAATTACTATTAATACTGGTGGCATAAGTATGAAGAACCAAACAGAATCAATACTATCAGTAAAAAGTAATATTAGATCTAAAATTGTTCCGACAACAAAAGCAATGGCTAACCCAGACAATCTATAATTCTTATCGAGTAAAATAGGTGTTGTATTAATATTAATTACACCCATCCGCTTGTTTGATCCACACTTTGGACAACGCGGTATCTTGTAATCAAAGATATTACCACAATCTTGACACTGTGTTCGAGGCGCATCCATAGTTAATTCCCCCTTGTATTTTTCCACACCTACTTATGAAGGGTTATTGTTGAATTGAATCAACAATTGTATAATTTTTTTTACTTTTCAAATTGATTGCCACATTTCAAGCAAATAAATACCGCTTTTTTACTCCCAACCAAACCACCTAACAATCCAACAGGGCCTAGTAAAACTCCACCAACTGCGGCCTTCCCTAATCCAAAACCTTTGTTATTTGCAGTAAGGTTCGTGGAATTGCATTTAGGGCATTTTAGTTCTGTATATGACTGTGTACTAGCGGTTTGTAACCTCTGATTTTCTCTTTGTTGGTCAGCGAGGTAGTCATTATTAAGTCGTCTTTTTTCACGTGCTCGTTCGATTTTCTTCGCTTCCATTTCTTCTCGTTGTTCTCGTTGTTCCTGAGTTTCATTCATACGTCTGTACATTGAGATTCGATTATGAAGTACAAAAATAAAGAAAGCGATTGAGCCAAATAATAAACTGCTTAAAAACCAATGATCATCAAAAATAAAATCTTTAAGATCATATTCAATACTAAAACCCAAGTGATTTCTTAAATAAAAGTTAATTTCATTAACTAACAACACAATCCACCAAACTGAAATTGAAACAGCGATGGAAAGAGTTATGATTTTACTTTTTTTGGTAGAATTATTAAATTCATAAAAACCAAATAGTATAAACAACGTTACGAGGGCAAGGAGAAGAATAATTACAATCATTGTACTCCACCTTTCATTTTTGGTCTTGTTCCAGACATGATACATCCCTTTCAAATTTCCTAAATATCACTATACCATCAACCTTGGACATTTTTTGGTTTAAATATCCATAATTTATAGAAGAATTTGTAAAATAAATAAAGCGATAATAAAAAGATGTCGCAATATATGATATCTTAAATGAAAGGAGAGAAATATTATGTTAGACATTAAAAATAAATTACCTATCACAGAGGTAGATTTCCAATCATTCAAGGATGAATGGATGAAATCTGTCACACCTAAACCATTTGAAAAACATGGAGAGATTTCACACTATAAAATTGAATGGATGAGAGAATATCTTGTACCAGATGATGTAGATGATGAGCAGCCATCTTATAAATTCAACTTAAATAAGGATATTATCTCTGTACATTTCCAGAAAATTGTTTATAGATATATGGGTCGTGCTACATCAGGCCCAAGTTATGATTTTGTGAAGATGAGACAATCGTGGAAGGACTATGATACTTATCATTGCTACAATCAAAATATCGTTCTTGATACTGAATTGTTTTTCATGGATAATTGTAAAAATTATCAAAATCGTTTAGAGGGGGTAAAACCATGCTAAATTATGATCGTTTGCTGATGGAGATTAAAGGGATAGACCTTACACCTGATGAGATAGAAATATACCTTGAAGAAAATGCCCTTGATTCTTCGCTTGAATATATTCCTACTTCAAGCACTAACAAAAGAAATATCCTAAAGGCAGCACTAGCAATATTGGAATCAATAGCAAATCAACCCGAACTCATGAAGAATATGAAATTTGATGATATTACAGTTTCGCAATTCCATGAGAATCTTGAGAAAAGAATAGATTCTTTAACCTATAAAATAAGACAGATACCTGATGATGCTCAAACATATGCAGATGGAGCATCATTCTTTATGTTGTTTGCGGATTAAGGAGAGGATGAATAATGGTAAATATATTTAATCCCGATGAGCGTGCTTTTAATTACATGCTTGAGCAGACTGGCAAGGAATTAACATTGAATGGCAGCACTCAAATAAAGGCGATATTATCCTCCGTCCCTGTCAATGCAAATGGATATGATGATAAATACCTTTCCACCTTATCCCCTATAAAACAGGGTGATATGGTGGATTATTTATTGTCCCAGTGGATTGTGATTTCACAGATCAATGGGATGAGGACAGTCAAGTACAAAGGGATAATGAGAAAATGCAACAACACAATGATAGTAAACGTCAGTGGCATTTTACATGTAGTGCCAATTATAGTAACTGATAAAGTGGCTTTAAACGTGGATGTAAGTACCTATATCACAACACTGGATAATCAGATTTATATCGTGGTGCAGAATGACGCTATCAATAGCAATATTAAAATCAATGATATCTACAAAATAGGGAATCTAAATTACAAGGTGGTTAATATTGATGATATTAGTATATCTGGCTTACTGTATATCAAGATGGACTTTTCAGCAGAACAACAGATTTTACCTAATTATTCCGTTGAGATATTAAACGGAGAAAGTTTTACAACCAATGTTGGTACTCCTGTACAATTAAACATTCAACAAAAAGACGGAGATGTTATTTTGACTGAGCCATTACCTGCAATATTTACAAGTTCTGATGAAGCCATTGCAACAGTCGATTCTCTTGGTATGGTTGATCCTATGAGCTTGGGAAGTTGTGTTATTACAGTAGCACTTGCGTCAGATTTAGCAGTAAATAACTCCATTTCGATTACTGTTGAAGAGATTCCTCTGGTCGAAACGTATGTATTAACCTTGACAGGCAGTAGTCAACCGGATACTGAAATCATAAGTGGATATACAAAAACCTATACATGTGTCAAAAAGAATAGCCAAGGCGTTGTAGTTGAGGGAGCATTATTCGATTTTACCGTGATCCCAGGGACTACGCCTGTCGATAAGTATACTCTTACCATTTTAAGTGATACTCAATGTAGCATAAAGGCAAATGCAGCCACCTACTACATTGACCTATGGGCAACTGATCGATCAGATAATACATTGACTATAAGTAAGCATATCAAACTTAAATCATTGTTTTAAAATCATTATAACCGAATACATTTGTTTGGTTAATTGAATCTATAAAAGGATTGAATGGGACGAGGAGTAAAAAACCTAGTCCTTTTATTATTTTGCAATTATTATTGATTTGCAAAGAGAGGGGTTTATATTACTAAAGATATTTCCCCCAGCGAGTGTTAAAGTTGCTTAATCCACCATAAGTATGTACAAAGCAAATGAGGAGTGTGGTAATTGATAAAATTAGCTTTTACAGTATGGTGCATATTACCAATCTTTATTAGTCTATTTTACATAGCATATTATTTTAGAAGCAAAGAATTTATTGATGTGATTACAGGATTATCAGGTATTGCAGGATATATATTTTATCAAGTCGTAATAGCGATTGCATCTCAAAGTAATAAAATCGTTCTAGTGTATATGCTGAAGTTCTTTATTCCAGTGTTTATAATCATATTAATTACAGGAGTCAACGATCAAAAGTGGCATGAAGTCAAAAGGACTGTAGGGGCATTATTAGGCTTTCTTGGGATGGTATTATTTCTAAACTTTACAGATTTAATATTTAAATAAAGAAAGGTGTTCATAAAACATTAAAAGCCCTAGCATTAGATTGCTTGGGGCTTGTTTTTTGATACGGTTGAGACATTGACTTGTCCATAAAATTAGATTTGAAGAACTAAAAATTATTAAGAATAAATATGAATCATTTAGGAGTGGACTGGTATATGCATTGGTAGTATAATAACAGAGATTAACTCCCCACTGGATTTTTCAATCACTAAAAAACTCTATAACCCTTGGTATCACAACAATTATTGCGGGAATGGCGGAACTGGCAGACGCACTGGATTTAGGTTCCAGCGGGTAACCGTGCAGGTTCAAGTCCTGTTTCCCGCACCATAAATGACAAGGGTTTGAGGGTGAATTGAGAAATCAATTTGCTCTTTTTGTTTTTTACAGGTACGCACTGGATTCAGAACATTTAGACGCACTGGATTTTTAGTGAATACCCATGATGAAGGAGAAATTTAGTAGGGGACAACAAAGAAAGGATTTTTTATTATGGTTAGAAAATCGGCAATTGTTGCACCTACCAAAAGGAAATCTTATAAAATCCAAACCCTTACGGATTATTCAATTCAATTTGACGATTATTTAATTCACTGTGAGGAACGGAATCTAACCCAAAACACTGTCGATAGTTACAAGTTTTATTTAGGGTATCTCAAGAGGTATCTGGAAGAAAATCAACACTCATTATTAGTTGATGAAATCACAGAACGAGATTTAAAGGATTTTCTGACTTTCATGCGAAAAGAAAAAAACAATAATCAAGCAACCATTAATGCTGCTATTGCACAATTAAGACCCTTTTTTAATTACCTTATTGATCAAGAAGTTATCCAAGAGCATCCTATGGCTAAGATTAAAAAAGGAAAGATTGACAAAAAGCCAATTCTGCCTTTTTCAACAGACGATATTAAAAATCTGTTGAAACAACCTGATAAATCACGCAATGCAGGATATAGAGATTATTGCATGATGCTAACGCTTTTATCCACTGGAATGAGAA